TTTACTCAGGCACAATCTTGGTTGATAACCTAACAGACATCAACGGCGCAGTTGGCGATGAAGGCATGATCGATATTACCTTCACTGCTAACAGCAAGACAGCAACTGCTTCAACTGGTACTTGGTAATAATCTAACTACTAAAGAAAAGGGCTAAAGAAATGGCAAAGCTAAAGATCACAAGGGCAGATGGCTCTGTATCTGATCATCAGATAACCCCATCGATCGAATACGCATTCGAGGTTTACGCCAAGAAGGGCTTTCATAAAGCCTTTCGTGACGATGAAAAGCAGAGTGATGTGTATTGGCTGGCTTGGGAATGTATTCGCCGTAGCGGTGAAACTGTCAAGCCTTTTGGTGCAGAGTTCTTGGACACACTTTCAAAGGTGGAAGTCCTTGATGATGACCCGGAATTATAGGGCGTGACTCTTTCACTTACTTAGTCGCGAGATTAAGTCTGGAAACGCAGATCGCGCCTAATGACTTACTCGAACTTGATTCGAGAATGTTCAAGGCTTTATTACAGGCTATGAAAGATCGAAACAAGGAGATGAAAGATGCCAGTCGCAGTAAAGGGCGCAATCGCACTTCGTAAAGCCTTGAAAGATTTCACACCTGATTTAGCCAAGCAATTACCAAAAGACATGGCGATAGCCCTGAAGCCCGTTGTGAAGGCGGCTCGGGGCTATATGCCTTCTGATAGTCAAGTGTTAAGCAACTGGCGACCAAGGGAAAATAGTCAAGGCACTTTTCCTGTTTATACTGCAAGAATGGCTAAGGCTGGTATTGGTTACAAAACAACACCTTCAAAGCCTAATCGCAAAGGTTTCAGATCTTTAGCTCGTTTAGTTAACAAAACTGCAGCTGGTGCTATCTATGAAACTGCTGGCCGTAAAACTCCAAGTTCTCGATTTGTGCAGAATCTAAACTCAAAATACTCTGGAGTTATGAAAGGGCAAGACAAGATGCAAGGTCGTGCCTTATATCGTGCCTATGAAGAAGATAGTGGCAAGGCTCAAGATGGAGTTCTTAAGGCTATTGAAAAGGCTAAGCAATTACTTAACGCAAGAGCCAAGGTGCGTGCCTAATGCCTAATATAGTCATTGATGTAGCAGCTGAGTTCACTGGCAAGAAAGCCTTTGATAAGGCTGGTAAAAGTGCCAGCGGTTTAGAAAGTGCTATTGGTAGCCTCGGCAAGAAACTTGCTATCGCATTCTCAGCAAAAGCGGTGCTTGATTTTGGCAAAGCTGCCGTCAAAGCATTCGCAGAAGATGAAAAATCTGCAAAGATATTAACAAACACAATGAAAAACCTTGGATTAGAGTTTCAAAATCCAGCGGTAGAACAATTCATTGCTAAGTTATCCGCAGCTACAGGCGAAGTCGATGACAACCTTCGTCCGGCAATGCAGAAACTTTTGCAGGTAACAGGATCAGTTTCTAAATCTCAAGAATTATTAAAGCTGGCTTTAGACGTATCTGCTGGATCTGGAGTCAGCCTTGAAACTGTCGTATCAGATTTAACAGCAGCACAATCTGGCAACACTAAAGGATTAAAGAAGTACGCGTTAGGTCTAACTGCAGCACAGTTAAAGACCATTAAGTTTGAAGATGTAACCGATAAACTTGCCAAGACTTTTGCTGGATCTGCCTCAACTGCTGCTCAAACATTCACTGGACAAATGAAGATCCTTACAACTGCTGCAGGTGAGGCTCAAGAAACTATTGGTAAAGGCTTAGTCGATGCCTTTAAGATTCTTTCTGGCACTAACACTGGCATCGAACCAATTACAAAAGCCATGGCTGATCTATCTCAAGAGGTTAGCGACACTATTGTCGGATTAGCATTATTCATCAAAAAGATTAAAGAGATACCGATTGCTGGTAAAGGCTTTAGTCTTATACTCGAAAACTATATAGATATATTAAAAAGATTAAGACCAGAATTAGGGCTTTTAATTGACGCACAACAAGCACTTTCAGATATGGCCAAGCGACAAACTGCACCATTCCAGATTGGCATGAGCGTTACTGGAGCCACTGACTTTGGTAGAGCTGCAGAAATAGCAGCCAAGAAAGCAGAAGAAGCAGCAAAGAAAGCAGCTGCTGCAAAGGCTAAAGCAGATAAATTAGCAGCTGCTGCAAAAATCAAAGCCGATAAGAATGCAGCTGATAATGCAGCAAAACTGGCCAAGGCTGGCGCGATGTTTGACATCGAAAAGATTCAGATTGAAGCGGCACTTAAAGGCAAGATCTCAGATGAAGAAAAGTTACGCCTAGAACTGCAACGCGCTATTCTCAATGAAGATGCTGATCTAGCCGATAAGTTACAGAAGAAACTAGAAGCGTCACAGCGAGCCACTGCAGCTTTACAAGGTGCTATTAATGGCATCAAGCCACCTGTAGATCCTTTCGCTGGAATGCTTTTAACTTTAGAAGGTGTTCTTACGGCTCTTGCCAAGATTGCTGGAATGCCAGGCAGCAGTGTTGGTGGCACAAAGAATGTACCTAAAGAACCTGTTGAGATTATAGTTCCAAAAGATCCTAAGCAAGATCCACCTCCTACTAACAAAGAACCAGTTCCAGTTATTGTGGTTCCAGATCCAACTCCGCCACCAGCAACTAATAATAATAATCCCTTTGCCGGTCTAGGTGGCAGCACTGGTGGCTTTGGTTTCTCGCTTCCAGATTATCTAAAGAATACAATTCCACAGCAACCAGTTACAGTTATTGTTAACAACAACGGCACAACCATTATGCAAGATGAGTTCGTTACTGCTGTTGCTGATGCCTTAATTATTGCTAACACAAATGGGACAAATAATTACAGACCAGGTGCTGTCCTTCCATGACCATTCCAGTAATTAACGCAATCATCAACTTTTCAACAGGCGCTGGCTTTGCCTCGCCTATGATTCTTGATTCTGGCGTTCTGGGAGTTAATGCTTTAGCTGATAGCACTTCAGTCACAGTCGATGTATCTAGCCTTGTCGATTCGATTAAAACTACACGCGGTCGCACAGCTCTTTCAGATGTATTCCAGACTGGCACAATGAGCCTTCGGATAATCGATCAGACAGGCGCGTTCAATCCAATGAACCCAGCCTCGCCTTATTACAATCTTTTAACTCCAATGCGCAAGGTAACTATCACTGCCACTTATGGCACAACTACTTATCCAATCTTTGCGGGTTACATAACATCATACGATACGACTACTCCTAAAGATGTTGGTGAAGTTGTTTACACAACCATTCAGGCAGTGGACGGGTTCAGACTTTTTCAAAATGCACAGATAACTTCTGTCGCCTCAACTTCAGCTGGTCAGACAAGTGGCACTCGCATAGCCAAATTGCTTGATGCAGTCGGTTGGCCTTCAGGCATGAGAGATATTGATACTGGCCAGACCACAGTCCAAGCAGACCCCGGAACTTTAAGAACTTCTCTTGGTGCAATGCAGACAGTCACAAGCACTGAATATGGTTCTTTGTATATGGACGCATTCGGCAATTTAGTTTTCCAAGACCGCCAACTTACTTCATCAAGCGTTGCTGGCACACCAGTTGATTTCAATGATAATGGCACTGGGATCTCGTATAACAATGCAGTTTGGAAGTTGGACGATACTTTGGTATTTAACAAGGCCAGCGTTACTCGTACTGGTGGCACACCTCAGGTGGCCTTAAATCAAGATTCGATCGATAAGTATTTTCTTCACTCATATCAAGAGCAGAACCTGCTGATGGAAACAGATGCGGAAGCCCTAAACAATGCACAAGCCTTCGTTGCCTCTCGCCAAGAAACTTCGATCCGCTGCGATGCAGTTACTCTGGATCTATACACTGATAACTACGATGCTGGCATTCTTGCCGCTTTGGATCTCGACTTCTTTGACCCAATTACAGTAACCACAACTCAACCGGGTTCATCAACCCTGACCAAGACTTTGCAGGTATTCGGAGTATCACACGATATTCGGCCGAGTGCCTGGAAGACCACTCTAACCACGCTAGAGCCAATCCTGGATTCGTTCATATTATCGACGAATTATGGGATACTAGGCACTAACACACTTTCTTACTAAGGAGATCAAATGGGAGCACCATTAGGCTTCAAGACATTCGCCACAGGTGATGTTCTCACAGCCGCAGATACTAACGGATACCTAATGCAGGGAGTCTGGACATTTGCTTCAGCTGCTGCTCGTGATGCAGCTGTAACTAGCCCACAAGAAGGCAATGTTTGCTATCTCAAAGATACAGATGCAGTTATGACTTACTCGGGTTCAGCTTGGGTTGCGGTAGGTGGTGCAGCTGGTGGAATGACCTTGCTTAGCACAACTACACTTACAGGCGCAACAGTAACAATCAGCAGCATAAGTCAAAGCTATAAATCTTTATACGCTGTGATGTATGGAATGACAAATGCTACAGCTGATGGAACTTTTCGAATCGCAGTGAATGGAAATACCGCTGGTTGCGCTGGAGTTCAAATTCAAAATTTGAATAATACTGCTTCTGGGCCTAGCACCATTGGCGGAAATACTTACATCAATACGGGTCAGGCTATGAGTAGAACGGTTTCGACTGGAAACCAGTTTGCTTTGCAAATTTTTAACTATACAAACAGCAATAACAAGCCATATACATTTCAAGGTTATTTAAGATCAAACGCACCTTCCGATTATTTTTTCGCTCAATTTGGTGCATATAACGACACACCGGCTGTTACATCTTTGGTGTTTTCAAATTCAGGTGGAAACTTTTCAACTGGCACAGTCCTACTTTATGGAGTGAACTAATGACTAAACCAATCGTACGTATCGTTAATGCTGAAACAGGCGAAGTAGTAGATCGCGAAATGAACGAAGTCGAGTTTGAAGCCTACGAAGCTGATCGCGCTGCAATCGCAGCAGCTGAAGCCGAAGCGACAGCCAAAGCAGCTGCTAAAGATGCAATATTAGCCAAGTTAGGCATTACAGCTGAAGAAGCTGCATTGTTGCTCGGATAATGAAGCCAAGACTTTCTAAGTGCGCGATCCAGTTAAGGGAACAGATTGACGACAGATTCCCAGATCGAGATAGAACTTCTGATGGTTGGATCGGCGACACACGACACTCTGCGCGTCAGTCAGATCATAATCCAGATGCTAGCGGCTGGGTTCGTGCCATCGATGTCGATCGAGATCTTTCGGGTAAAGCTAAACCTGACACCATGCCAGATCTTGCGGATCAGATTCGTATCTTTGCAAAGTCTGATTCTGCAAAGCGCATCAGCTACATCATCTTTGATGGAAAGATCGCAAGCCCTATCCTTAAATGGAAGTGGCGCAAATACACAGGGATTAACAAACACAATCACCACTGCCATATCTCGTTTACAAAAGAAGCTGACCTTAATGGTGAGTTTCTTCAAATACCTATGATCGGGGAATTACAATGAAAGATCTACAAAACGCATTAGGCTCATGGGGCAGAGCATTCTTAGTTGCAATCATCTCAATGTATGCAGCTGGAGTAACAGAACCAAAGGCATTAATTGCTGCTGGTCTTGCCTCGATCATTCCACCAGTCTTGCGCTACCTTGACCCTAAAGATGAACTCGGAAGAAAATGACACAAGCAGAGTTCTTTCAGCTCTATATTGCCACTCTTGTGATAATCGGTGGATTGGCTGGCTTTGTGATCACGCACTTGTTGAGCGAGATCAAGCGACTCAACACACGATGCGATGAGATTTACAACATACTTTTAGAGCGGTAAAATAAAGCATGGCCGCGCGCAAAACTAAAGCAATAGAGGATCAGGGTTACACTCCACTAGAGGCTTACTGTATTGGGTTAAACGAATACTATAAAGCTTTGCGCAAGGCTGGCTTTGCCACAGACATCTGCATGTCGATGCTTATGGATCCATTCTCTTATCCTGACTGGATACTCCCTAAGCGCATCAACGATAATCCCAGCAATATGCCGGACTTTTATCCTGACGATGACGAGGATTAATGAAGAGAACCATCGTAATACCAGACTTACAAGTCCCTTATCACGATGAAGTAGCAGTCAAGAATGTTTCTAATTTTGTTAAGACGTTTCGCCCTGATGCTGTGGTTACTCTCGGAGATGAGATCGATCTCCCGCAGATCAGCCGATGGACAGAAAACAAGCCAGGCTGGTACGAACAAACCTTAGCTGCTGATCGTGACATGGCAGTCGATGTCCTATGGGAATTGACGCAGCATGCTAAAGAAGCTCACATGATCAGGTCAAACCACACTGATCGTCTTTACAATGTAATCATGAACAAGATCCCAGCATTCTTGTCTTTACCAGAACTTAAGTTTGAAAAGTTCATGAAGCTCGATGAACTTGGAATCTCTTATCATAAGAAGCCATTCCCTATTGCTAAAGGTTATGTCGCAGTGCATGGAGATGAGCAACCAATCAAACCGACTCCTGGACTTACAGCCCTAGAAGCGGCTCGTAGGCATGGATTAAGCGTTATCTGTGGCCACACTCACCGCGCTGGTCAATCGGCCTTTACAGAGGCTTCAGGGGGCAAATTAGGCCGTATCCTGCGAGGCTTTGAAGGTGGACACTTGATGGACATTCGCAAGGCTCATTACACAAAAGGCACAATGAACTGGCAACAAGCATTCTTGATCGTAGAAGAAGATGCTAAGGGTGTCCAAGTGTCAACAATTCACATAGAAAAGGACGGAACCTTCGCTTATGGCGGTCGCAGGTATGGACGATCTCGATAATCCGCTTA